GTTCGTTGAACATATCAAATACCATATGTATTACCCCTCATTTACAACAAACGTCTTTTTGCAATTACTATTCCGGCATTGGTACTGCAATCCCTGAACCTTTGCCCCGTCATTTACCGGAAAATGCTTTTTATGGCACCAAGGACAGTATACCCACTTCTTCCCAGTGCCGTCAACCTTTATATCCGCCTGCCCGTCAAATCCATCTTCGGGCGGATTCATTGCTTTTGAAAAATCCATTCCCTTTTTCACCTCATCTCATATGTTTCTCTTCTGCCTTTAAAATCAGAACCAAATTATTTGCAGACACCCACGCCAAAGAATTACCATCATCCAAAAACGTGATTTCATATTCATCTCTCTCGTCATGGGATACCCCTAACGCTTTATCCATGTACTCTTTAAAGGTTTTACTAATATATGCTCTCCGGTTAAAAAACCTATCGTCAACATATGGAATTGATTTTAAACCAGAAGCATCTATCTGAATCATATTTTCAATGCTAAACTTAGTGCACAGCACTATATCCCCTTTGTTGAATTTTCTTATCATTTATTCCATCCTCCCACTAACTCCGTACTTCGTGCATTTCCAAGCC